CGCCTCTCTGTGGCGTTAACTCGCGCACCCTGCCTAGATAGTCCTCTATCAGGAAGTTTGGCCAACCAATGCGCTCTAAATCGCCGTAGCTTACTAAATTGTCAGATCTCATTAATTTCTAGCCCCGTTACGCTGTAGACGCCTTTAGAGTACCCGCGCAACCTAACCCCCATCCAGCAAGGGTAATCCCCTAGGCGCCTTTCAATGGTTCTGTGCTGGTAATCGCCTATGTTGCCACGTGCTAGCAGAACTTCAGGGCCATATAGCGCGCCGTCTTTGGTTGTGGACAGATAGACCACATCATCGTTTATAGAAGAGTGGCCTGGCGCAGCAACAACCTCCACCACTTTCACGATTCCGCCAACTCGAACTAAGGGAGTCTCGCATTCCCATTCAATCTCTTCACCGTACTGTGTCGAAACAGATTGATCTAATCGACCTATCGTTGCGTCTTGCCTGTCGCCGTATATCCAGCCTGAGGCAGAGGCGCTTATGTTGCGCGGGTCATATACTCCGTGAATTGCGCGATACGCTACAGAGTTGCTGTCCCATGTGTACCAAATGTTTTCTTGTAGCTGACGGCTTAACGTTACGTCAAAAACAAGCACATCTCTGGGTAAATAGCAGATAACCAGCCCTTGGTCCCGTGTGTCACGATATTCAATTTCTATTTTAGCAAGGTCAAAATCTGAGTAAGTATCAATTATTGAATCAATTTCTTTTGTGCTAATTCCTTGGTAAGAATTGGTCATTAAGTAGAAAGATGGNCTGTATTCTTTTGAGCCGCCAAACACTATCCATTGCCCGTCGCCTATGGCCGCTTTAGCGGTCGTTCCAACAATGCCAATAGGAATGGCGGCGTTAGGTATACGGGCAAAAGGAAACAATGCCCCGGCGTTGTTATAGAACCGCTCTGTGGTATACCGGTTAAACACCATAAGCTTATTGTCTGACGACTTGCCTACGCCTACGATGTCATCTGGCGCAAAGTCTGAACCGGCACGTTCATTGGCGTTAAAAACTGCTTCGTTAGCTAGCGTAGTGTTCCAAAGGTTTTCGCTGTCAGCAAAGATGTAATAGCCATCGATGTAGCACATATCAATAAAAGGTTCAGCGCCTTCAGGTCTAGCGATTAATGTCAGGGTGTCGGACGCATAGCGGTAGTATTCGCCATTAGCCACAAAGGCAACTGAGTTAAAGCTGTTGCTCATGCGGGCAGGGTTAGAGCCTGGCACAGTTGTCCCGCCGCTAACATCGGTTGCAACGCCAAACTCGTCAAGCGTCATAAAGACAGATCCGGACAACCGGTAGTGCTCTTTAAAGCGATCTGACCAGATGCCACCTCGATCTTTACCAAAGCCTGTGGCAAACGTTTTTAGCCCGTCAGTGGTGCGCAGGTAGCCCGTCCATGATCCAACAGCCTGATAAAAACCTGTCATATTACGCGGCAAAGAATCACGCCATTCTGCGTTAGAATCAATGCGCGTGCCTTTAATCAGCGGCAGCTTCATTGTGCGCCCCTATGAATCATAGGAATCACCCGAACTTGTGGTTACAGGGCTGTCACCCTCATCGGTTAGGAAGTCTTGATGCGTGACAACGCGGTTGGCAGGATGGTAGAACTTTGGCCCGTAGGTTGTGTTATTTCCAGCGCCGCGCGGGAACCTGCTTGGATACTGAACACTCTGGATCTCTACAGTTCGGTTTGTAATGGTCTGCATGCCGGCCATAGCCAGGCGAGCCATGCTTGCCGTGTAATCTGTCTGAAAGTAAGTGCAGGCCATTTCAGCAACGGAGTATGTGATGCCCAAGATTGACCAGTCAGGCAGGCCAGTCTCTTCGGCGGGGTCTGGATCTCCGTCCGACACGATGTAGCCCAAGCGACGGCCAACGGCGTTGTTAGATAGCAGCCAGTCTTCTGCCATCTTTAAGGTGTCTTGTATCTCAGCGGGATTTGCAGAGCTGGTGCGGGTGTTAACGCCGATAGCTCTTAAAATACGATCGGCCAATTCTGCTTTAGTCATGATTCCTCGACCTCACGCCGGATGGTATCAACTTTCATGCGGTGATGCGGCCTGCGGCCAAACTTCTGGTTATAAGCCGCAGACCATACTGCCAAGTCTGTTACTTCATCATGGGCTTCTTCTTGCCCTTTTTCGCTGGCTTCTTCGCTGGTTTTCCTTTCATTCCGTACATGGCTTTCTACCTTTAAGGTTGCGGGATCGGAAACCCATCCTAGCTTACGCAGGCCAGGTTGGGCATAGGTGTTCACAGGGCGCCCATAGATTCCTTCACTCACCTTGTGGCAAAGTTCGTCTGGTTCGGTGGTGTATAGGTAGATCATGGGATTCCCTTGGATTGAAGGAGGCTAAAATATAACCGGTGCAATGGTTATAACAAAATTAACTGCGCGGGACTTAAGATAAGGTGTTGCATACCGCAAATCTAGCGCAGAAATTCACGGGGAGTATGGATTTACAGGATAAAGAAAGCCCCTCTATGTGAGGGGCCAGTTATTCCGTTAACTTACCGCCGCTTAGGGCGCGAAAACAGCATTTCCATTGCGTGAAGGATCTTTGTTGACCAAGCCTCCCCAGGTGAACAACCTAACTCTACAATTCAACGTATCCAGCCGAGCATCATACGCAATGTACAGCTTGATACCGTTGTCCAGGGTCTGACTATCGACTTTCATGCCGTCAAAGTCATTCAGCGCATTCAGGTTACCGTCAGCGTTTACGAAGCACATGGAGTCATTAGCCCAAAAGCTGTTTGACTGGCCGCCTGCCACGTTCACCTTGCTGACTACCATGGTATTCATGATAGCCGTTGAAATGTTGGCATACGCTGCCTGTGAGGTTGTGATGCCAGCCTGGTTGGCTGCAATGGGCTTCGGGTACACAACGATGTCGTTAGTGTTGACCTCAATGATCTTAAAGGTCATCAGCTGGCCGGTGTCAGTCTTGTCAGCTAAGCCAACAGAGTTAACACCTGCAAAAGTAACGACATCCCCTACCCGGAAGTTTGCTGCTGAGGTTAGCGATACTGTGCCAGGGCGATAGTCAACGTTCTGAATTGAACCAGACACGGTAACAAACGATTCAGGAACTTCGGTTACGTTGCCATTAACTGTGGTAGTGGTTGCGTTAACCGCAGCTGCCTGAATGCCGTATGTGGGCGCCTCAAACAGACCGAAGCCGGCTACCTGCTCGCCAATCATGCCTGTGCTGTAAACCTTGTCAGAACGGTTGTTGGGGAAAAGTGAGCGTGAAGCAAGGTCGCTGCCCATAATCTGGTTGTTACGCGGTGTCAGGAAAAAGCTTGAACCGGTGTCTGCGTTTAACTGGCGCTCAGTCATCATGGTGCGGGCTTCGGCTACAAAGTCGTAACCGGTGGAGGCAGACTCGTAATACATTGAGCCGGTGGTTGATGCCAGTTCAGCGGCGCGCTTATTCCAATCTGAACTAAGGCGGTTTGCACCTGCCTTGGCGCGATCTTTCATGAAGCGAGTATCGCGCAGCTCTTCAGTGCGCAGAGTGAAGTAATCGTTACGCGGCACACCTACGTTCAGCGGGTAGGTTTGCGCGATGATATTGCCAGGCGTTACGCCGGACAAATCAAAGCCGCCAATCACAGGCGCCTGTTGCTCTACAGTCTTCCAATAGACGTTGTTGGAGTTCTGCATGTCCACGCCTGAGATAGATGATAGGTCCATCTTGTCAGCAAAGGTGTTGTTGGTGCTTAGCTGCTTACTTGCTTCGTCGTAAAACGCCAGGATATTCTTAGCCGTTTGGTTAGCCATTACAGTATTCCCTTCACTTTAGCTTAACCCCAAGCTGCTCAGCCTTTCTTTTGAGTTCCCGCATACGCTCCATGTTGCTTGTCTCAGAAGCCTTATCATAAGCTTCCTGTAATTTGCGACTGGAAGGCGTGCTGCCGTCACCCTTTAAAGGCTGGTCAGGATCTGGAGCCTTGCTGATCTGTTTCGAGTATTTCGGCGTGAGTCGGCTGACCATGCGCGCCATGTAAGTGGCTGCGCTCATGCCTGTTTTGTCTTTCGACAGCAAGCCTTTGATCCGGTCGAGCTCATCTTTGCCTTTATCAGTACCGATGTGGTAGCCCACGCGCTCGCTACCTTCTCCGACAGATTCCAATAAGAACGCCAAAGAACCTTCAATGCCGGTTGCTTCGTCAATCTCAGTGGTTGCCAAGTCCAAGGCGTCAGCTACGCGATCAACGCTGACCTTGTGATCCTTGCTAAACTTGGCTGCCCGTTCCGCAAGAGCTTTGGTGCGCGCTCTGGTTTGTGCGGTGTAATCGTCTTGCTGCTTGGCTGCTTGCGATCCACGGCTTTCATAAGTGCTAAAGTCTCGATACCAGCGTTTCATTGCCTGGTCAAACTTAGCCCTATCGCCATCAATTCCAGTATCGTACAAGTCTGGAATTGATGGTTCGGCCACGTTACTCTGCGGTTGTGGTGCCAGTTGCTGCTTCTGGCCTCCTGATAGCGATTGCTTGAGCTGTTCAATTTCTGCTCGCAGCTCTTCGGTCTCAGTCTTAGCCGCTTGCCGCTTCTTTCGCTCGCGTCCTAGCCTGTGCTCAAGGACTTCTACTGGGTCATATTTCTGCCGGTTGGGCTCTGGTTTGCCCTCAAGCTCAAGCTCAAAGTTTTCATCATCAGCTTCCGGTGCCTCGCCTTCTTCGCCTTCTTCGCCTTCTGCTACTTCAGGGTCATCCAGTTCAAAGGTTTCCTCTTCGACTTCCGGTTGCTTGATTTCTTCCTCTTCTGCTTGCGCTGCTAAATCGACCAGTGACATAAGTTTGCCGCCTTAAGTGCGTGCCGCGGTAGACTGCCGCGCTCAGATCAGGGGATGCGCCCTGCTCGCTAATGTAAATAGTATAACCGATGATATGCTTATAACAAAATAAACCTTGCAATGCCGAGGCTTAACTCTCCCGCATTCCCCTAGGCATAAACGCTTGCTGCAACTTCTGCAAGTTGTCCAGCTCAGTGCCGCGTATCTCCATGCCAATCTTGTTAGCCTCTACGCCCGCCTTACGTGCCTTTGCTACCGCTTCCAGTCTCTGTGTCTCGGCTTTGTATGCGTCAATCTGCCCACGCGCCTGATCATCCTGTGCGTCTATCTGAACCTTGGCCATGCTTGCATCAGCCTTTGCCTGCTCTGCCATTGCTAGCATCATGTTAGCGTCCGGCTGTTGTTCGCCTTGCTGCTGTTGTGCCTCGGCAACCATCTGCTCTTCTTCGTCAGTCTCCGGGTCCATAATCCCTTGCAGGACAAGCTTGTTACGTGCGTACTTGCGCAGGTGATCCATGCCTGGGCCCTCGATAACTGACATGTAAGTTAGCAATGCAAGCTCACCAATGTCCGTGCCGGCAGTCTCTTTGTACAACACCTCAAGCCTTGCGCGGGCCTCGTCTTTCTGAGACTGGAACGATGGGCCTACGTCTGCGTAGACTTCAAACTTTCCTTTGCTAATGTCGTTCAATACAACTTCTTCGCCAGTCTCTTCGTCAAATATTGCTTCCATCATCATAACAGTGGCTTCAGTGCCGTCTTGTTGCGTGGTGGTGACCTCACGCGGCATGTCGTATAGCTCGGCAGCCATGCTTGCGTAAACGCGTGCTGATTGCTTCTTAGCCAGCGCGTAGCTGTTCTGGTAAATGTACGCCTCGTTTTCAAGGCTCTTCATTGACTGTTGGATCTGGCCTTCAGTCACGCCCGCATTCATCATGTCAGGCTGGCCCATCTGGCCACCGGTTACGTCGTCCAGTGACTGGCGCATAGCCTGCAGCAAGCCGATGACGTTAGTAGGTACATCGGGTGGCTTAATGTACTGTATCGGTGGATAAGGCTCGCCCGTTGGGGACTTGGTATTCATCAGCCGGTACGGGTAGTTATCCTCGGCGCCTGATTGCGTCCACATGTACTCAAAGCCTTGGATCTGGCCCGGGTCCATGACGGGCTTTTCTCTGGCGCCTTGAGCTACCGTGTCAGCAAAGTAAGACAGAGTGAAGTTAATCAGACGCTGCTGGTCCTGGGCGTCGTGATAGATGCCGCGCCAAATCTCTCGGCCCTCAACCAGTGACCAGTCGCCATAAGCAGAGATAACTGGGATGTGCTCGCCTGGGATGCGGGTCCATTCTTTGCCATCTACCTTAATGATGCGGTCGCCGGTAACCAATCCTTTCTTAACTACCCACCGTTCCTTCATTTTCTGGCCAATCTTTATAAAGCCGGAGGCTTCCATGTCGTCAATTACATCTTTCACGTCTTTCTGATACACAGCCTTAACTTGGCCAAGCGGGTCTTCATACATCAGCACGCGCTCGCGTTTTGCTTCCTTATAATAGAACTCGCCAATCTTTATCTCATTCTGACTACCGCGCCAGAAGTATGCCTGTGATTCATTGGCCTGTTTAAATGGCATCGGGTCTTTAGCGGCATCATCCGTGATGCCCATTTCATCTACAAAACGCTCCCAGCCGTCCTCAGTGTAGGTGTGGATAATGCAGCACCAGCGAGCGTCTGACTTGTCTTGCGTCTTGCAGTTAGGATCCCAATAAACAACGTTGTTTGATTCATTGATTGGCGACGCCCTAATAACTTGACGGTTGTTCATGTCGTCAAAATTAGATTCATACTCGGTAATAAAGCGAAACGATCCCATGCCGCAATCGACTTGGTCTTTCTGCATGGTCTGATTAGACTCTTGCGCCCGCTGCATATCACGACGGAACATGCCCGTGAGAGTTTCTGCAGACTCAGTGCTGGCACCATCAGTTGCTTTGAACGTGATATCAATAGGGTTTGCGTACAAGTCTTTCAGGATGCGGTTACGCTTTGGCTTGATGTAGTCGAACTGGCCTCGAAACTCTACCTGTACGCTGTTGGCTAGCTCATCGCCCCACTGTGTGATGCGGCCAAAGACCAGCATGTCACTGGCTTCTTCCCTTGTTGCGCTGGTGCTGTAATCAGCGGTATCAACGAGATCTTTGACTTCTTGTAATTCCATTTCGCTGACCCATTGGCTTGATTACGGGTGGAATAAATGTAGGCATGCTCACTATTTTATCAGAAACTGCGAAAGACATCATCACAGCGTCTGCCATGTTTGGGCTGTCTATCTCAAGCAGCCTCTTCATGTCAATCTTACTCATGATCTGAAACTTGCCATTACCGTTGCCGTTTACTTTCTTAGGTATCCGGCATATTTCGGCTCTCAATGCTTGCAAGTTCTTTATCTCTTTGCTGAAGCTAAGCATTTCATCTGGGTCATGGTACTCGCCATGTATAACCGCCTTGTAAGTTGTATAGCACCTATCACGCATTGCGGCATAGAACTGGCTGCGCTTATTCCTAAAGGCGTCCCTGTTCTTTACGGCCTGGGCTGCGTTGTCGCTTATAGGGTCATACAGAGCGTCAGGGTATTGCGGTGTTTCACCGCCTCTAAATGCATGCTGCCTAATGTCGTGGCCTTGAAAGTTCTCCGAAACATCCCGCCTCAAGCCAAGGCCCAATCCGTCAGCGTCCCATATGTAATCCTGTGCTCCTACCTTAATAGCGTACGCCGTTGACCAGTCCACGCCCTCTGCAACGTCGCCAAAGGTGCGCTCTTGTACATCGTGCACTATTGAGCCGTGCCGGTAGCACAAGCCCTTAGCGTCGTCACCTCGGTCTGACGGATCGTGTGAAACAATCTTGGCGCCGGTTGCCTTCCATCCCATCTTGACATGAGCATCTATGCATGCGTCAAACCATTCAGGCTGAATAATGGCGTCTTCTACGGTATCCATAAACTTGCCTTCCCAGATCCAATCGTACTTGGCTCTTGGTAGGTGATCATGGTCCCACTTGCGCAATGCTTCCTGCTCATCGTTCCACCAAGGGTTGTCAGACCAGTTAACCATCACGATGTAGTGAAGGTCATCCTCGTAGAATCCGTTTTCTTCTAGTTCTCGCAGGTAAGGCACAATAAATCGCTGCGAAAATGGATCGCCTGACGATTGAGGGTTGGCCGTGAACCAGCACTGCGCGCCGGGGTTACGCAAGATGGTAGGCAGTAGCTTATCCAATGACGCTTGTGATGCCCTGTGCGCTTCCTCAAACCAAGAATACTTGTAACCTTGAGCTGACTGCATGGCGTCTGGGTTTCGGTTAGCGCCCTTGTAGGTGGTTCTTGCGCCTTCCGGAGACTCTATTCTGTTCTCGTATATGCTCCAGCCAGGCAAATTAAGTCGGTCGTTTATGCTGCCCCTAAACACCTTATGCACTGAGTCAGTGATTGAGTCTTGAAACTCGCGCAAGCAATACACATCAGCAACTTCCGAGGCCATTTTAAATGTGAGCATATCGCCAACGCCTAGGCTCTTACCACTACCGCGCCCGCCCACAGCCACCTTTATTGGCTGGGGCTTGGTTAGGAACGGCAAAAGCTTGTGGTTAATCTTCAGCGTTCGTTTCATTCAATGCCTTCACCGGCTGGATTACCCATTCTATTTTTGACTCTGTCTTGATTGGCCCTCCACTAGCCCCTGTGTGCTCCTGTGCTTGCTTGTCAGTCAGCCCAAGGTCGCGCGCTATAATGTTAGCGTTAAGCATGTCTGCAGCGGCTCCTGCGAACTTCTGAGACCGTATTACAGACTCTACACGCGATACGGTATCACTAAAATCATTTACCTCACCTCTCCATCTGTACCAAGTCTGTGCAGATATATCTAAAAACAGACATAATCCGTCGATTGTCATTGCCCGCATTTTTGACACAGTGTCTTTTGTAATAACGCCCTGATAGGCAAACGCCCTTTCTTCCTTTAACGGGTTGTCTTCTATCCATTGAAAGTACTCACAGCAAGCTAACCATAACAATTTAGGGTCAGCAAACAATTTATCCCTACCGTGTTTTGTTCTGGCTTTCCAGAATTTATTACCAACAGGTGCGGCCATTACGCCCCCCTAATGTTAACGCTAATGACATAGCCTACCGCTGATATGATCGCGTCTTCTGTAGAGCTAAACTCAATTTGAGCCGGAAAGTTTCTCGTATTGTCATCAACGATGTATATAAGCGTTATGGCGTCCAAGGTAGCCAGCCCCGCCGTTCTAACTGTCTTCTGAGCTACCCCTATAGTGTACGGAGTCGACCCACCAATAGCTGCAGACAGGCGTGTTTGGATTATTTGATTGGTTGCTGTAGTGGTTGCTCTTAGGGTTGCTCTAATTGTAACGATCGATCCATCGGGCAGCTGGCTAAAGTCAAACTGACTGTTTGCGCCGTCATAAATCGTTGTTACGCCCGTTGGCAGATATTCTTCGTTTGTTGCCGGGCCTGCACCGTTGTTTGTAACTTTTAGAAAGCCATCAGCCACAACATACGCTTGAGTGCCGGCCCCGTTGTTGTAGTCAGCAAAGCCCCCGGTTAGGTTGGTGTCTGGGGCTGCGTCGTTAGGTGTTACGAACTCTACCGCAGTCTCGCCAGTGTTGACTCTCAAAACCCTCTTGGATGCACCTGCATAGGCTGACGGCGTATCAGATAGAGCTATCAGGGCATTGGCAATAAACTCAAGCGCTGTCTCGCCTGCATTGACCAACGGGATGTTACCTGCCTTGCCCCCATAGCTTTCAGGTGTATCGCTTAGCGCAAGAAAGTTACCGGCTGTTGCTGCCTCGAACACCATGCCATTTTCGCCAGGGTTAACCACTAGCACCTTTCCCTGCTGGCCGATGTAACTTGCCGGGGTGTCAGTTAGCTCAAGAACTGTTTCAGGTGCCAGTGATTTAATAAGAGCGTCTAGCCCTGAGCGTGTGAGCTTCATCAGCTGCCCGTTACGAACTATTGTAAATTGGTCGTTAGCCTTGCTGTTTGTCTGCACGGGGTACGTTCTGGAGGTTATGTTGCTCATTGATTAACGTCCTCTTGCGGTGCTCGATACAAGCCTAATGATGCAATGTGATCCTGCGCTGACTCCAGTCTGTCCCCCAGTATCACCGCTATAACATCCGGGCTTGCTGTGCCGCCATTGATCTGTAGCAGTGCCTGCGCTCGTGTAGCCGCTTCTAGGTCCATATCGGGCGCATGGTCAGGGGCTTTTAAAGGCTGGCCTGCCATCTGTGCAAAGATGGGCTTTGCGACTGTCGAGCATACTGCGTACAAGTTACCGCCTGCGTCTTGGTACGATGCNGTGGTGAACGTATGGTCGTC